ATACTGATAGTCCCATTCTTGGTGGTAAGTGGTAAAGTTATCTTCTACATGGAATAATATACTTTCGTTTGCATAATCCCAAGCATCTATAGTAATAAAGACTGTGACATTTGCTTGACAGGAGAAATCAACGTCAAACTCGTTGTATAGAGATTCGTTGGTTTCGTTCCAATAGGAAAACACATCATAGAAGTAAGCGTAGCAATCATCCGTGATTTCTTCTTCTTCCTGTGGGTATTCGCAAGACCCGTCATCGTGCGTTGCGGATTCGTTGTAGTTTAGTGCCGTAGAATTCGTGCAACCGTAAACTGCGCTTTCCATTTCTACTTCATCATACTCAAAATCTATTGTTCTGCTTTCAAATAGGGATATAGAACCATTGGTGACTTCTATATACGCACGATGCGTTCCTTCACTAATGTCTTCTATAGTGACTACAAACTCATGCTCATTCCGAAATTCGGGACTTTCGCCTGCTTCTGTCTTACCATCCATAGTCACATTATAGTGTATAGTGTGTATAGAATTGCACCATGCCATATCGAGAATATGAATATTGAATAGAACATTATCCTCTATAATATAATGGTCGGTCATAAGTCTCCAATCTTCGTCACAACCGTCAAGGTATGGGTTTAGGTCGGGGTCATCTTCAACAGCGTCTACAAGTGTATCTACAGCAAATTGAATAAATCCTACTTCGTTTAATCCCGCTAATAGCATCGCTATTACTGACCCAATAGTAATCATAAGGGTTCGCAATTCTTGAAAACGTGCGTTTAACTCCTGTATGATATTTTGTTCCTCGTCACCACTCATCACTCACCATACGGTTTGAGTGTCCTATCAATCTTGCGAAGGTCTGCCTTCTTGACTGTTCTCGGCAGGTAAGTCTCCTGTTTCAGAATCCATCATAGGTGCTACGGGGTTCAAGTCTTTTCTACTCTCACCCTCTTCTTTATCTTTAGCCATAGGCAACCCCAATTCTTCTAGTGATTGATTCAATGTCAAAATACCACTATCCCAACCCATGCTAACTCTTTGCATGACGTTTAGTGGGGTTTCACTATCCATAGCGTCAAACTTGATAGTAGGTAGGTCTTGCTTCCTGTGGTCTATACCTAGTAATTCTAAATGCTTGGAAAACATGATAGCGCAAGCCTGTTCCATAATTTTGTGCATTCTACTGATAGCCTGCACAGCCCATAGGTTAGCATTGTATGTAGCGGCGAATGTGCTACCCCTCTCCTGTCCGGCGGCGACTCTTGGCACTTGAAGCACAGCCGCTATGTCAGCGTTGATGGCATCAAGGAAATCATTGCTGTTTGGTATGCTGTTCTCCAAATCAACGTGATGCAAACTAACATAGTGTGGTAGAACGGGTATTTGGTCGCCCCTTAGTCCCTCGAAAAGAGCAATAACATCATTCATTATATTGTTGAGTCTAGCATATTGTTCTTCGGGGTCTTGGATATGCTCAATGGCGGATTGGTCTATTGTAATGTATTGTTTAGTCATGCTGTCCTCAAGAGACACGCGGTTGTTAAGCGAATTATACTTCATGCGTATAGCCTGCTTCAATGCTGAGAAACGGGAAGCACCCCATATACCGTATGTGCTTCTGCCTTTGTTGTCTACGAACCAATTACTTCTGTAGTCTACTTTGAAGTGTAGTATTTCATCTGCGTTAATTACCTTTTCATAATTAGAAGCCTCGCGTAGAATATACATAACGGGCTTGATAATAGGATTTTCCTTAGATGCTACGAAATACGAACCCGGCCCGCCTCTTTCGTCTACGATGTTTACCTGTGCTACAGGAAGGCTTTGTAGTGCTGTGACTCCTACGCCCGCTTTTCCTACTACCTTGTTTATGTCATTGCCGTAAACCATTAGGTTTCTCATAGCAGTAATTAGAATGTCATCGAAGTCTAGCGTGTCTTCTACCAATTCCCTTACGGCATTTCTAATACGCGCATTCTTGCCTGTATCATAGTTAATATCGTAGTTATTGGCTGTGAGACTGACAGCACGAACCGCCCCGTTCAATTCGGGGTCAAGTTTCAACATAAGGTCATACATATCAAACTCATTGTCGTAATTACTGTCTTTGTTGAGTTTTTCTGTATCTCTTACTATATCCGGTATACCCGCTACCGCCTTTAGTGATTTATTTGTAGGAATATGTTTGGCTACAACACTCTCTTCTTTTCCTGTTCCGGTCATCCTTTGCCACAGACTACGCTCCGCCATGACTTTTGAAGGAAATAAGTGTGCTTTAATCATTCGCTTTCATTCTTTTTGCCTTTTTTCCACTTTTTAGAAGAAATAAACCGTGATACTGCCCTATTTTAGTCTTTTTTTTCAATTTTTTCATAGAGGGTTTAGAGAGAGAAAAGGGGGGACTCCTAAAACATGCCATTGAAAGAATTGAAGTAATTACAAAACCGTGATACTGCGAGCCTGTTATTTTTTCCACTTATTACAAAATGTATAAAAGAATTACTAAAAGCGAATGATTAAAAGGCAGATATGCACAGGGTTGTTCATGGGAAGGGGGAAACCCGCCACCACCGTTTATACGGGGGGCGATAAACTCATAGCAACAATAGTGGATGAACAGACATTTCCTAACATCGCGGAATGCGCAAGGTATCTACACAAGATAGAGCCTAGACGGTCTGTAGATGGTTGGAGAACAAAGTTATACAGATTCCAAGCAGAAACCGGAAGAGAATTGATAAAGGAATGGCGCAATAGACCTTACGAAGAAGATACAAGTGCTTACACGGCTGTATACTATGATAAGAATACCGATACCTATATCAGCGTAGCACCCGACACAAAACACCTAGTGGTGGTAGAAGGAAGCAAGCACAGGGAAATGAAGGTGGCTTATTCTAAAGACGGTGGAAATTTTAATCTTAGCGAAATGAGTAGAAAGTTTGGCTACCCATCTTCCTTCATCAGTCATTACTGTAAGGTAAATGGTTGGACACACGACATGGATATTTACACTAATGAAGAAGTGATGCAGAAGTCTGTAAACGAAATGGTTGCAGAAACAGTAGCCTCTAAGCGTGCGCAAGTGTTGGAAAAAGCCAACAAGAAATATTGGAAGGGTATAGAGAAAGATGCAGACTCATATAAGATGCTACAAGAAACTCTACTAAATGAGTTTAAGGAGTTAATTACAGAAAAGCCTACCAAAGTTAAACCCATCAAGATGAAAGCACCCGCAAGAGATTATGCGGTTGTCGTTTCTCCCACAGACTTACACTATGGTAAGCACGGTTGGAAAGACGAAGTAGGAGAAGAATATGACCTAGAAATTGCTAGGGAAAGACTCATGCTTGGCACGCAAGACCTTATCCACAGGCTTCCCGATAGACCGGAGAAGATTATTCTAGCCACAGGTTCAGATTGGTTTCACATTGATAACGAAATGGGTCAAACTACCAAAGGCACACCGCAAGATATGGCGGCAAGCCCCGCTCAAATTCTAATGGATGGGTGCAAATTGGCTAGGGAACATATAGACATGCTACGCGCAGTAGCACCTGTAGAAGTAGTATTTATGCGTGGTAATCACGACAGACATAGTGCTTTGGCTCTTATGCTGTATCTCGATGCAGTATACGAAGAATGTAAAGACGTTTCAGTTATCGCTGACCCCAAACTACGCCAATATATGACTTATGGCAACAACCTACTAGGGTTTACGCACGGAGATGGTGTAAGGGGCAACGACCTTCCGGCTCTCATGGCAGTAGAAATGAGAAAAGAGTGGGGAGATACAGAATCCCACCTTTGGTTTCACGGACACTTGCACCACGAAAAAATGACAGAAAGGGGCGGCGTTTCCATATTCCAATTACCGAGCCTTGCCGGACACGACAGATGGCACTACAATAAGGGCTTTACTCAAGCCCGTGCGGGTATTAAGGCTCACATACTAGACAAACAATTAGGGATAATAGGTAGTTTGTTTTCTCCGGTGATGCACGAATGAGTATAGAGTGGGTTTCCGCAGAATGTGATGCGTGCGGTTGGGTAGCGAAGAGGATGACTAAGGAGAAGGCTAAAAGCGGCACTTGTCCTTACTGTAAAGCGATAGGGAAATTGAGGCCAAGATAATGAAATTCAATACAGACTTTGCTATGGCACGTTCCCGTAATGATGTGGAATACTTCTATAAATGGCTCGGCTATACATGGGGCGACCACATAGGCGAATGGATGAAAATGTATGGGGAGCGCGGAGATGTGCAAGTCCACAGGGTTTGTGTCATTGCTCCCCGCGACCACAGTAAATCCACTACTTTAAGGGTTAAACTACTTCATTGCGCGTTGTTTGAGAAGTGGCGAGACAAGCCCTTTACCTGTTGGTTGTTTTCTGCGAGTAAAGACTTGGCTATAAGAAGGCTTGAGGAAATAAGGGAAGATATGAAAAGACACCCTCAACTTAGTAAATACCTAGACACACGCAGGGGGAACAAACTTGAATTACGATTTACAAACGGTGCGTGGATTAGGGCAACTTCTGTTGGTTCGGCTATTCGCGGAGAACACCCCGCCTGTATTGCTTTTGATGACGTATTGGATGATTCGGGCGACCAAAATTACGACACTATAAGAGAGTGGTTTAGAAAAAAGGTGACTCCTATGCTGAGTCCCGGCACTTCTATCTACTGTGTAGGCACACCGCTCTCTATGACTGACTTGTATCACACGGAGATGCTAGACAACGATACTTGGAAAAGTGGAACGTGGTCTGCTGTCACAAATTGGGATGAATACAAGGCTGACCCCGAAAACGTAAAGGCCGTAGAGTTATGGCCGGAGTTTAGGCCGATTGACTTCTTGTTGGAGCAGAAAGAGGCTATGGGAGAGTTATCCTTCATACAGGAATACATGTGTAAGGTTATAGATGACGAAGCATCGGTATATCCACGCTCTTTGACTCACAAACAATTAGATATGGATGCTGTGCTAGGACAAGAGAAACTAGATAACTGCAAATACGCTATTGGGTTTGACCCCGCACACGGATTAGGACAGGACTACAGCGTTATGGTTTGCCTAAAGCAAGACGAGCAAGGGTTCATACATCTTGTAAACTTGTGGAGAAGAAACGACTTCCCACCGGATAAGCAGGCAGACATGATGATAGAGTGGAGCAAGAGATATGGCACACCGCCATTTGCTGTTGAGTCCGTGGGTTTCCAATCACTCTACGAAGGTTTGTTGTCGCAGAAAAACGCAATGGTAGATTATCGAGAAAGCAAGGTGGGCAACAGAACGTTGAAACAGGGTCTTATGAATCGTATGCGCGTATGGTTTGAGAGAGAAATGATAGTATTTCCCTACGGTGACGATGCTACTAGGACTAAAGTTAATATCCTATTGGAAGAGTTAAACACTCATGCGTGGAGAGATGGTATGATTATAGACTTGGGGCGACACAACGACTGTGCTATGGCAATGGCTCATGCACTAGACCAATTCGTATACAAGACTCCCGATATGCCTTCTGTATTCAAGACTATGCGGAAGGGGGCGTGGCAAGGCGGCACAACAAGAATAAACAGACCAAAGGGTAATTTTGGCGGGAAGGTGGTTAGGCGTGGCAGGTAAAGGGCCGAGAAACACTAAAAATCACGATTATATTACAAAGAGGAATACTATGGGTAGAATACCAAGCAATCAAATAAGCAAGAGAACGGGCAAGGTCTTTAAGGCCGTTACAACGACAGGAAAGAAGAAACCCGGCCCACCATGCAGGCGTGACAAGTTTACAGACGCGATAGAGGCTTGCATCAACAGTCCTCTCATGGATGAGTGGGTCACGGGCGAAGAAATTGCCTATCACGCTAACAAATCAATGCCGAAGCGATGGAGTCAAATATCTTCCTTTGTGGTAGGACAGTTAATGCGCAAGTATATTGCATCGGGTCATGTCGAGAAGGAGCGGTTCAAAACACTAGAGCCATTCAAGTATCGCAGAAACGACTATATATAGACAATTTGAAAAAATTTGTAAAAAATTTCGCGTGGTGGTAGCCACCGCAGGTGGCGGCTCACGCTGATTTTTGGGGGGTCGGGGTAGGTCTGAAACAGGCTATATTTACCC